TAATATGTTATTTTGTAAAAAGAGAATATGACAAGTATTACACAAGAAAAAATTGCATAACTGCTTTTAGAGATTATAATATATCATCTAATCTAATAGACCAATTTATGATGTTTTTAGCAAGGTATGGAATAAATAACACGATTTTGGACAAAAAGTTCCTTTAGAAAGTGTAATATATATATAAGCAGGGAAGAAATAAATAATGTATTATAAAAATTGGAAAACAATTGATAATAATTCTAATTATCATACTGAAAGTGAAAACCCTATATTAAAAAAAGATGAACATCATGCAGAAATAGTAGATATTACTGATGGTTTAGTTGTAGAAGACCAATTGTTAATAACTCATGAATACGAATTAGATAATGAGAATGTAATATGGGATAATTTAAAACATCATAATATTTTAAAAGAAAACAATATATGGGATGCTTTTGGTACTAAAAAATTATAAGATTTGGTGAAAATGGTAACTCATGAATGTTTGCACGAAGAGAGAATATTAAGTCAGTCAAAGGCAATCGAAAGATTAGATGCTGAATTAATATATAAAAAAGAAAGACTCGATGATTTAAAAGAAGATAATCGTAGAATGGAAGAAAAAATAGATGAAATTAAAAATTGTTTGAATAAAGTAGTAGTAAAGTCAAAGAGTGATGATGATAAATTAGAAAGAAGACTTGTTGCTATTGAAACAGAACAAAAAGTTATAAAAGAATTAACAAATCAGAATCGTGCAGATTTCAATTTAAAATTAACTGTAATCACTATTGTATTTGGAGCAATATCATTATTAATTGGAGTATTATCTTTTTATTTTACATTTATGAAATAAATAATTAGTGTGTGAATAATATGGTGGATTTAGATATTGAAAAAATAGATATAAATAAAATACTTCCAGCTGATTATAATCCAAGAAAAATCAGTGAAAAAGATTATAATAATTTAAAAAAAAGTATTGATACTTTTGGGGTTGTAGACCCAATAATTATTAATTTAAAAGATAATACGATAATTGGTGGACATCAAAGGTTTGATGTATTATTCTATGAAAATAATCTTCAAGAAGTATATTTAATAAAACTTGGAGATATTGGTTGGGTATTTACAGATACTGATTTAAAAATAAAAGATAAAAACCATGAAAAAGCATTAAATTTAGCATTAAATAGAATTCATGGTGATTTTGACCCTGACAAAGTAAATGAAGTTTTATTTGAATTAGAAGAATTGCATTTAGACCATTTAACTGGTTTTGATTTGGAGTTAAATGAAATAAATTATGATTTTATCTCAAAATTAGACAATGAAATAGATGATGAAGAAAATGAAATAGAAATCGATTATGATGAAGAAATTGTTGAAGAGATAGATGAATATTATGAAGATGAAATTGAAGAAACCATTGAAGAAGAAAAATTTGAAGAAACCTTTAAAGAAAATGAAAAAGAAAATAATAGAATAAAAAGAGGTTTCATAAAATATGGGGATATATATAAAATAGGTGATTCATCATATTTAATGTTTGGAAAATATGATAACGAACAAGATAGGACAAAATTATTAAGTATAAGTTCGCAAAACAATTCAATAGAGTTACCAAAAGAATTAGAAAAGATAAAAACAATCACCAAAGAAATCAATTATTATATAAGTAATGATGCAGAACTTATAGAAACAATATTAATTAATAATAATGAAATTTCTAAAAAAATTAAATGAAATCTGAAGAAAGAGTGAGGACAAAATTAGGACTTGTCCATCAGAATAATAAAGGATATTATAGATTAGGTAATAATAAATTATTACATAGGGAAATTTGGGAAAGATTTTATGGACAAAAAATCCCTGAGGGTTATGTAATTCATCATCGTGATTTTAACCCTTTAAATAATGATTTGAGTAATTTACAACTTTTAACTGTTGAAGAACACCTTAAATTACATCATAAAGGTAAAAAAGTCGATGATGAAGTGAAATTAAAATTATCGAAAAATAAAACAACAACTGGTTATTTTAGAGTTAATAAAAAACCATGTCCAAAATGTAAACAAGGATTTATTTATCGTTATCAATATTACGATAAAAATAATGTAAGACAATCAATAACAAGTACAAATTTAAGAAAATTAGCGTTAAAAGTTCAAAGTAAAGGATTAACTTGGAAAAAAATATAAAATATTATGGCAAAATCTAAAGCACATGGAAAATTATCAAAAGAAATAGTTGATGCAGTTTGTCAAGAAATTAGTAGGGGCGTACCAATTCGACACGCTTGTACTATTGGTGGAATAGCAAAAGAAACATATTATAATTGGAAAAAAAAGGCAAGAGAAGAACGTGAAAATTGTTCTGATTCTGAAGAAGATTTGGAAAAACTTGAGCAATCTTTATATCAATATTTTGATAAAGAAAGTGAAAAAGCAGTTGCATTAGCAATAGCAAGTAGAGTAGAACATATTAGATTAGATAATTCTTGGCAAAGTTCTGCTTGGTGGCTTGAAAGAATGGCACATGAAGACTTCGGTAAAAAACAGACAATAGATGCTAATGTAAGTGCAAAAGTAAAAAGTGAAGATATAAGTAAATTCTTTGATGATGAAAAAGTATCAAAAATATTAGATGAAGAAAAAGAATAAAAATTATTAATATTATTTTTTTGGGTTATGAAAAAATATCATGGATAATGAAAAAATAAGTGAAATAATTAATGATTTATATTTGTTTTATAGAGTTTTTGTAGCATCACATTTCGCAGAAAATCTCCCTGCACCACATATAAAACAATTAAGTAGGGAGTTAATGAAATTATATGGGGGGTCTGACCCATCATACAAACGTTTATGTGTGGCTATGCCACCTCGACATAGTAAATCATCATTAATTACATTAGCATTTCCAATGTGGCTTATTTTTCATAATCCTAATTTAGATATATTAATTATTACAAATTCAGGTGCATTATCTGAAAAATTTGGTATTCAATTAAGAGAATATATTGATGAGTATGGAAAATATTTTAATGTATTCTTATCTGATGTGAAAAAATCATCAAGTTATTTGATGTTTTGTGATGAAGAAAAAAGATTATATCATGGTTCAATAAGATTAGTAGGTAAGGGTGGTTCAATTACTGGAACTAATGCAGATATACTTATCATTGATGACCCTTATAAAGGACTTGAAGAAGAATTCACACCAACTGCATTAGATAAAATGAATAATTATTTTGACACGATAATCGAACAACGTCTTGAACCACATTCAATTGAGATTGTATTGCACACAAGATGGAGAAATAATGATATACAAGGGTATCTTAAAGAAAATGACCCAAATTCGTATAAATTTATAGAACTTCCAGCAATAAATGAAGATGGCACTCCATTATGGAAACAAAGATATACTGTTGAGGAATTAGAAAAAAAAAGAGATAGGATGGGTATTCGTATGTTCAATGCGATATACCAACAAAAACCTATGGATGAAGATTCTGATTTCTTCGACTTATCAAAATTGAAGAATGGGAAACCAACCCATGCTAAATTAGTTGGAAAATGTAGAGCATGGGATATTGCAGCATCAACAGATGAGAAAGGTGATGCAAATGATTATACTGTTGGTACTTTACTAGAATTATATGATGATAATAGTGTTTGTATAACAGACATTATTCGTGGACAATTTGGAAATGCAGTAAAAGAAATTATTAAAGAAGCTGCGATTACTGATGGATTAGATACCCATATTATTATTGAAACTGGTGTTGCAGGTGCTGGGAAATTATTATATAATGAATGGAAAGAACAATTAAGAGGATTTATATTAGAACAAGCAATACCAGTCACATCGAAAGAAGATAGAGCCACACCATTCCGAAATGCAATGTTAGATGGGTTAGTGTATATTGATGTTGGAGAAGAAGTTAAAAAAGATTTTAAATTAGAACTTGGTGGATTTCCATTTTCAAATCATGATGACCAGGTGGATTCTGTAAGTCACGCATTTAATGCGTTATGTAGAATGGATAAAGGAATATCACCAGATTTATTATATTTAGATTTATTTTAAGGATTAAAAAAAATTTGTTATGAGTATTTTTGATAAAGCATATACTGAATTGAAAAATAGATTGCCTTTTGTTCGTAGACCTACAGTCAATTCTGCTTATGATAATCTTTTGGAATCTTTTGTTAATGGACAATATTCTTGGATTACTGAACCACGAAACAAGTCTTATGGTGTTGGTTGGAGAACATATTATAATGCAAGTAGAAAT